GCGGCGACGAGCTTTACCAGAATATACTTTTTCAGTCCGCCGGTTTTCAGGAAGAACCCACCGCTTCCACCAGCCGATGCAGTTGCAGTAACGGTCGGGAGCGTTGCGCTCATAGTTACATCGGTGTATCCAGAACCAAGGGTATCGGATTCCTGAATGGTAGGAGTGAACACAATGTCATTCGTAGTACTAACGCCGGTGTTAATCTCCACATATGCAGAACGGGTTACGCCAAGAGCGCCGTTGTCATCAACGTGAGCCACGCCAACGCCGGTAATAGGTGCCGCTCCAGATGTCAACGTGCAGAGCTGGGGAACTACCGATACACCTTTCGTAACCTGCTGTAAAAACTTGCTTCTCATAATTTTTTCTCCCTACTGTTAAATAGTGTCCCATGCAGGATACCGTTTAAGCATACCGGATAACGTAGGTGCTATCCGGTATGTGTTTCTTAGGTCGCTGAGTACTTGTTCGTGGACATGATGAACGAATCAATGTGCTTGAGTCCGAAGTCATGCAAGCAGATTGCACGAAGAGCGGTCAGGTCATTGGCCATGCAGGAAACCGTACTTCCGTTTTCGTCAGTAAACGATGCTTCCTTGAAAGCCATCAGTTCCATGTCAAGCTGAACGAACTCGATGAACTCGCTCCAATCTCCGAGGAACATTTCACCGTAGTTCGAAGTAGTCGGAGCGGTCTTACCGGCAAGGTTATCAGAATAAATCTGATTGGAAACGATGAACTTCTGACCGAGTAATTTACCCTGATTCATTTCGTCGCGGAAAATGTATGCGCCGGTTGTAGTCTTGAGGTTATACAGATACTTCCAGTGCCAACCGTTAAAAGCAAACCCAACGCTGGTCATCGGAGCATCTTTAGCCATGAGCGCACCAAGCATATCAGCCGGAGTATCAGCGGTAAATACGGTATTGGACGAACCGAGCTTTTCCACAGAAGTAAGCTGGGTCTTAATACCCGCCGGGCTGTTCTCTCCACCGGTTCCGTACAGAGCTGTGTAGTCTTTTTTGAGTTTCAAGGTAGTGATGAGGCTGTCCTGAACGTATCCCGAGAAAGACGGATTCGCGTTGCGGATAAGGTCGTTGGAAATAGGGATGATTGCAGAAAGCTTCTTGCTCGACCCCTTGAGATTACCGATTACCTGTTTGGTTGACGAAATAGCTTTCGCTTCACCGACATAGGTAGCCGCCGCCCTTGCATCGAAGCGAGGGATGTTCATGTTTCCGCTCGACATATCAATACGAGTGCTTCCCATCTGCGAATAAATCAGATTCGGATTGAGGGTATTGATAACGATAGACGAAAGGACTTCCGGTACAAAAAATCCACCTTCGGACGGGGATCCGGTTGACAGGGCCTTGAAGCTCTCAACGATAAAAGGATCATTCTTGTAATCCTTTTCCGCAATCTGCAAGGCGAGTCCCTTGTCATTGTTGGAACGGAGAACGATTGAAGCGAACGCGCCGATTCTGACTTCTGGCCTTTCTTCATGTCTTGCAAATTGGCGTTTGCCATTGCTTCCGCATATTTCGTCTGCAAGGCGACTTTTGCTTTTACATCGGGATCGTTTGCTTTTGACGCTTCGATCTCTTTCATCTTTGCTTCGATATAACTATCGAGCTTTTTCATTTCCTCAGTTTGGGAAATGCTGACTGCTGTTTCTGCCATTTATTTATCCTCACTAAAAAGTTTTTTAGCGATTGACGAAACGTCATCGCTTGCAAGGTCAAGCGCCTTGCCCGGGTTTGGTTCTGGTTTCCCTTCACCGTTATCTCCCGTATCTGTGCCTTCATCTCCAACAGGGCCTTCCTGTGGATCTTCGAGCATTTTCGAGAGTGATTCATGACAGGCTTTCATTCCTTTGTGACACGCTTTCATAGCTTCAGAGACCTTCTGAAGTTCTGCTTTTGTTGCCGCCGAGAACTTTGCGCCCGCCTTTGTTTCTACGTTACTGTTAAGTTTTTCCTCAAGGGAGGTTACTTTATCAGTAAGAGCCTTTATCTGTTCTGTGATTTCCATATCTTCAACCTCCCCGGAAGTTTCACCTTCTGGTACATTTGACTTTGATAAAATCTCTTCAACCATTTTCAATCCTTCTGGATTAAATGATTTCATACCGCGCATGGTAACTAACGCTTCCTGATTGCAAGGTACAAGCACGGCTGATAGTTCAAACAATTCTGCTTTCTTGAAATGCATTCCGCGATCCCAAAGTGGTAAGTCTTTTACCGCTTCGTCGTTGCGCTGTTCATATTCAAGCCCACGAAATCCAACCGAGACCGCGTTTAGATATCCACCCTTGTACATATTGTAGACGGTGTCTGCAAGTAGAGCCTCTTTGCTTGGATGCTCAACATCAGAACACAACTCCGCGATTGTTGGAAACTTTACCTGTATCTTTAATGCTTTATTGCGAATGTCTGCAAAGGCATTGACTCCCTTTCCGACAGGAAGTTTTGAATAGTCATGCGCCCAGGCAAATATTGAATTCTTGTTATAGTTCGTTAAGTCCCACCCTGCAACATCGATAATGTCGTTCGAGCGGTCAGGTGTTTCGGTAGAGGCGATAAACTCAAGTACTCGAGAACCTTCCCCTCCGACTTCTTTTACTGTTGTCGGTATCTCAAGTTTCTGGCTTTTGGTTAGATCTCTTTCTTTTGTTTCGCTCATGCTGTAAATCCTTGTGCGTTCCAGTAAATTGTTGCGCCGGTTGTTACGGCCTTTATATTCAACGCTTTACCCGCCGTGATTTTAATAGGTGCTGAAAGCCGAGCATTAACAGGTACTGCTACAAGTGCGGCTGTCATTGCCGGAAGGTATCCCGTCCACACCACCGTCGTATCGTCAAGTATCGTTATCACAGTACTTACGGTTGCGTGTACATTTACTATCTGTAAATCAGTTAAGTAAATTGAAATAGGATCTGCAATCGCCGCTTTTACAACCGTTGCGGTTGCGGTTGTTAACGGCGTTGCCCCACTTGTCGCTAACCATGTTGGTGCTGTTGGATGAATACCTGTCATATTTTTCCTCCCTGCTTATTCATGTTTATACCCATGTAGGAGCGGTTGCCCCTGCATTCATTTTAAGTGTCTGCCCCGCTGTTCCTTTCGGGAGTCTTGTAAGTAGTCCGGACGAATTGCGATAGTACATGTCCCCAATGGCATCAGAACCTAATGCCATTATTGTCCCAGCTCCGATTATGTCTGTATTTACCCCGGCGATTGCACTGCCAATAATGGTGTTCGTAGCAAGCACATAGTTTTTCGAGTAAATCACTGCGGCTGTTCCTGCATAAAGTCCGTACCCTGTCCCGGCTGAATAAAGGACGTTGTTCGCGATAAGATTAGCCAAAGTTGTCGCACCGTTATCACACGATACGCTACCACCAGCTCCGGTATTATTGTTGTAAACAAGAGAGCCGTTTATGATGAGTTGCCCCCCTGTTGACAGAACAAGATACCCTGCATACGCGGTATTAATGTTTATGTTTTGGAACATCAACTTTCCGCCGGTCTGCACAAAGTGCGAAGTCGGCGAACAGGACTGCACAAGCAACTGTCCGCTTCCTTGTACCGTTACCGTCCCGCCATTTAACTGGCACTGTGAAACTTCCACATAACTTTCAACCGTAAGATTTCCGGTTATACTCCCACCGAACACCACGCACCGTGCGCCCTCTGCATAATTCTGATAGACGATGTTTGAAGTGGTAAACAGATTCCATCGTACAAAGTTCGGGTTAGGAATCGTGATCGTATGCCCTGTGTTTACAAGGGTTGCGCCGTTACCGTAAATAACGATAGGCGCATTCGGCAAGGTCAAGTCTCCTGATTCTGTGTATGTTCCCGGCGCGATATGAATTGCCGTCGGGGTGGTAACGCTTGCTTTCGCGGTCACCAATGCAGACAGTGTTTTGTAAGGGCTTCCGATTGATCCATCTTCTACATAGGCGCCCGGCATACTTCCGTTCAGCCAGACTTCCGATGTTGCGCTTGACTTTGACGCATACAGTTCTTCAAAGTTGGCGTCTATCGCTCTTGCTGGTATATCGTTTGGATCGCCTTGCGTTATAACTTTTCTAGCCATTATATTCCTCCGTTTAATTCAGTCATTCTATTACGGCCAACATAGTACACCTGCACTCGCAAATATTGGCCGCACTACATTCGGGGTCGCCGGGATAATCCATCTGTTCCCCGCCAACGTTAAACTTTTCATCTATACCAACTATCTGGCCATCTGCATCCGCATGAGCCTCGCGGGTACGGTCATCTTTTGTGGCCAAAAACTCTTTCTGTTGTATCCCTTCAATTTTGTAGGTTGACACGATACCGAAGTTTTCCGTACTGCAAGATTCTGTCCGGGCTATAAGCGTCGCCCGTGTCGTTGTCATTTCATCGTACACACCATCGCAAGCATCTAGTATGTTCGTTATCTGCTGTTGAATCCCTTGCCCTTCTTCGATAGACGCGGACAATCGTTTAGCAAGTTTTGTCTTTGTGGTTTCATTCATATCGGTACATTTCTGCATACCGTTTTTGTCAACCCACATATTGAAAAGCTTGTTATAAACTTGTGAATCATTCTTGACTGATTTCTTTGACTTGAGGGATGATTGAGCAATATCCTTTCCCGCGTTCATAGTTGCAAGCCATGCCGGAGCAAGGGAACGTTTGAAAGCTTCATTGGATTTGTCATTGAATACAGAATCAAGTACGCTATCTATCTCTTTAACGTCAGTTATATTTTTAAGTTTATCTTTAACTATTTTCTGTTGAGTTCCTGCAAACTTACTGACTGCTTTTTCAAACAGTGGTTCATGAGCCGTTGCTTTGTTATCGAATGACTTCCAGAAGGCTGTTTTCTGGTCATCGGTATACGTTGACTTTTCCATAGCCTTTGTTTTGGCTTCAATCTCTGCAATACATTTACCAAGGTCAATAGTTTCGCCGGCTGGAGTATCTTCTTTTATAGGCTTAACAGGTTCCTCGACTGGTTCCGTTATTGCTTCTTTCTTGTTTGCTGGTACTTCGGTTACTGAGAACTGACGCAAGTACACATCTCCGCGTTGAGTATCCGGTAATAGTTGAACACCGCAAGTACTGGCTATTTTTCTCCATTCATTAAGGGTCAACGTTCCAACTGAAAGACCGTCGTTTGCAATCTTCATTTTGGCATCATTGTCTTCAGGTACGATTTCGTCGTAAACAAGTTTTTGAGTCTTATCGAACATCGGGACGAACTGCGTATTGAGAATAGAGGCGAATACCCGCAGTCTTTTAAGTACTACGTTCTTTGTCCAGAGGTAATAGGCCGCATTTATTGTTGCGCGATTTGAGTTCTGGAGATTGCCACGCATTTCGGGAGGAACACACCAATGCTCATTCGCCGTCTGTACAAGGTATTTGCGGGACTCTACAAAGTCCATTTCTTTTGGAGAGGTTGCGAGTTGGTGCACCTTGAAATCTTTCTGGCTTACGATTCCCGGCTTGTACGCGTTGAGCAAACCGCCAAATTTCTGCATCCAGCTTTCCTTGAACTTGTCAGCATCCGGTTGTGATATACCGGGCATTTCAAATATTACCGGGGGAGTCGCATCGTTGTAAAACAATCGCTTTGCATATTTCTCTGAATATTCGTGCGTATCGATTGCGTCACCCATCGGCTCAGCGTGTCCACGTCCGCGCCCGTAAGGATTCACAAGGTCAGGGGATTTGAACCAGACAACATCTTCTGGGTCAGCGTTGAAATACTTGTACGCCGTATTCCCTAATGGCTGAACTCTAAAATAGGGGACGGCTGTCGTTGGAGTTAAAAGCATCCATTCAGGTGGGATGATAAATATTCCCGCTGGCTTTCCCTGTTCATCTTTGTCAATAAGCCAGAAACATTCACCAAGTATTTCGTAGTATGCGGATGTAAGGTATAGAATAGTCTGTATGTCTATTTCAGGATGATCTGGCATCGGGTTTTCCCACAAGTCAAATATCGGGCTATCACCGATTGGCTTTGCATTCTGTGGATCAACGCGATACTGGACTTTGTTGAATAGCTTGAAGGTACAAACAGAAAAATCCCGTGCGATCATATCCACGGGATCGAGCAGCATATTCTTGTGGAATATATCTGCCCAGAGCGCCGACGTTCTATTTGGCGGCATACTCCACTGGACTTTCAGTGTGTCACGTGCGCGGAGTAAATAATTCTGGAAGTCCTTGAGAAAGTTAGACATTACTCGCGTTCACCGATGAATGAGTCTATGTCGTGCGCGGCTGAAATATCCTTGCGGAAAGTTTCGATAGCCTTATCTTGAGCATCCCCGCCGCCACGCTGAACGATACGGTCTATGATGGATTGATAAGTATTTTCCTCTTCTACTTGTTCTTTAATAAGCGCCATAACCCATTCAACCGTCATGTAGTCGCCTGCATCAAAGGCCGACTTGTAAATGGTCTGGAGTTTGTCAGTAGTGTCGCGCTCTACTTGCAATGCACTGGTAAAAAGTTCATCGAAGTATGCGAACAAGCTGGAGTCATTATACACAAGGCCGGCAGGGTCAATCGCTTCGTTGCGATCCTCGATATACTTGCGGACGATTTCAGCGTGTCCTTTCTCGCCCTCTGCTTCTTTCTCGAAGTAGTCGCCGGTATTCTCAAATCCTCTGAATCTCGCCCATGAAGCACGAGCGGTATAGCGGAAGTAATTGCTGATTTCATGTTTGTATTGAGCTTGAAGTAATGAAAGGATGTTGGATGATATAACGCCCATTTATTTTACTTCCTTCACTGAAACATCTATTTCCATGTCCATGTTAAATGCTTTTGCTATTTTACCAATTAAAAATACACCAATCTTTTTTGATTTAATTCCCGATACTTTAACGGATACAACAGCTTCAAGATTCATTGTCAGGGGTACTGTTATAGTTTTATCCATTTATTTACCCGCCTTTTCAAAGCATCCGCACCAATCGGTATCAGAAACGATCGGCTGAATAAAGGCAGTCGCGCCAATGACTGGAGGGAATCGTTTGCATACATGGTTTCGGATGAACTTGCAGACACGGCAACACTCTACGGGCCGAACAGCCGCATGAGGTCGGTCAATCATTTCATTGGTAGGTACACCTTTAGCAGATTCTTTCTGCGCGGTAACTCTTTTTTCTTCTGATTTCGTGTATGCCCATTTGGGCTGAATTGTCTTTTGCAAGGGCGTCCCCTCTCTTTCAGAAGAGTATGGGGGTATAAATTAAATCGTGCAATCCTGTTTATATCAACACGGTTGGGATATTAACACTTGTTTTAATATAACTGGTAATATATACTATATTTACTTTTGTGGCGTTAGGGTTGATTATGTTCGTACGGACTTATCACCCGTGCCATAAAAGCGTAAATGACAGAGCCATTGGTTCTGCTGACTTGAAAACTGGGGTTAACGCATCCCCGGCACGGCCTGATAACCGGAGTCAACAGAGCCAATGGCTTTTTTGTTTTCCGGATTAAATACCTTTACCGGCTTTATAAACACTCGGGGTATAAATGTTCGAGGGTCTGAGGGGTGGCATAGCGTAGACAATGAGCAGGATGCAGACGACCACTTAATTGACTTGCATTGAGCTCAGCCAGCGGAAGGCGAAGTGATAGACCGCGAGCTATGACAGGCGTAAACCTGTGAATCTATCGTGTTTGTGTAGTTTACGTGACACAATCCCTAAGGCTCTACAAGTTGGCTCCGGCCGAATACTTGCGCAAGTTAGGAACCGCCGCAATGACAGTATGTATTCTACTGTCAGGTGGAAGAGGCTTGCCCAAAGGATACAGTCCACCAGCCGAATACCTACCAACCAATAGACCTACCTTCCCAGTTGTAAAGTAGTACTTGATAACTGAAATAAAAAAGCCACCGCAAGTGGGATGCTGGAAGGATTGCAAGTTGTTGCAAGTGATTGCAAACTATTTATGTTAGCCGGCAAGTGTTACCCTCTGGTTAAAATATGTTCCACTTTCTTTACATGAGACGCACGAAAGAATACGCCATCATCGCACTGATATAGTCCTTTCTCGAAACGCTCGCCTTTGAATAGGATGCCTGAAAACACATCTCCGTCCGTACAGGTAACACGAACTTCATAGCCTAAAAATGTATCAAGATTTTTACGTGTCATTTCCTTACCATCCTTTTACTTAATGAAGTACCACAGAATAACTGCAAGTATATTTGTTATTATCATTCTCGATAAACAAT